AGATGCAAATGGATTAGAATAAACCTTTCCATATTCAAATTTCTTACCACCCATAGTGAAAGAACCATTTCCAGCTAAATCAGTTAAACGAATCATATTAGTATTTCTTTTTCATTGCAAGTCTTTCTCTCATTACATCAGTTGGGATGTCAGAGATTTCATAGTAACGATTTAAGATGTGACCCATATCTTCATATAAAGCATGTAATCTTTCATCCATTGCTTTTGCTTCAACAGAGAATTTATCAAATTGCTTACCCAACTTATCCAATTCACTCATATTTCTTTTTACAGTCTGAGCATCGAACCAATCATTAGCTTCTCTCAAAGATAATTCTTTTGCAGCTTCAACAATTGCACCCAATGTTTCTGAAACTTCAGTCATATCTGAATTGCGTTTCATTTGGTCTTGGAAAGTATTGTAAGTAGATATAATTTCTAAGAAATGCTTTTTAACTTCTAAAGATAATTTTCTATCAGGTTGTTCTAAATTCTCTTTAATAGAAAATTTACCATCCTTAATTTTTACCTCACTAAGTGCGGTTTTACGGATGTCATTGTATCCTTTAGCTACTTTAGTTACACCTTTAGGTTGCTCCACATTCAACTTAAATTTGTTGTTGTGAACGTAGTTGTATATATCAAAATTCTTGCTCATCTTATGCTATTTCAGTTATTATTTCTCTCATTAGGTCTTGTGCCTTACAGTATTCACCACAAACATCAGTACCAATATTTTTCAATGGATTTACCGATTCATTCATTGGGACCATAAATGCACCATGTGTAGATGGATTAGAAACAAAATCCCATCCAATCAATTCAAAATCTTCTTGAACTTCTACTTTGTTTCCTTGCATTGGTCTAGTTGAACCCATACCTCTTGAAGAAATACCTAAAAGAATACCAGCTTTTAATAATTCTTTTAAGATATTACCAGATGGTGTACCAAGTATTTCAACTGTACCACAAAGGTCATCACCTTCCCACCAAATTTCTTTAATATTGTGTGATACGTTCTTTAAATTAATTACAGTAGAATCTGGATGGTCTAATTCACCCAACGCTCTACGTTCTTTAATAAATGTTAAATATTTTTTAGCTTCTCTTTCTAAGATTGGTTTTGGATATACTCTACCATTTTGGTTTTCCGCACCAGCTCTTTGTAGAACGCCTTTAACTAAGACTCTACCACCATCATCTTCCTTAAGCTTTCCCTCAAATAATTGGGTTTCTATTAAAAGCGATTTCATAATTATTTCTTTTCTCCTTTACCGTTCCAAGCGGAATCGATTTTATTAAAAAATGCTTTTTTCTCATCATCGGACATTGCGTTGATAGATTTACCAGCTTTTTCTAATGCTTTTTTGAAGAACGCTTGATATTCTGCTTCTTCAACCATTACTTCTTTCACAAGTTCTTTCAATCTTGCTTTTGTTATTGTTTCTTTGTGCATAGGTAATCCTTTGTGTTTTGTAGATGCAAAATCTTTAGCATCTGATTTTTTCATCGAATCTGCTGCTTTTTCAACTTCTTTAGATGGTGCTTCCATATCACCTTTTTGAGTTGCATGGACCATACCCATAAATCTTTGTTGTGCTTTTGATACTGCTGGCATATTACAATGTTCTTAGTTTTTCAGTTATTCCCATTAACCTTTCTCTGATTTTGTATAAAGATGCATTTGTTCTTTTCCAGTAATCTTCTTTCTTAAGTCCGTTTTCGTTCTTAATTTTAGAATACCAATTAACAAACTTCTCTATTTCAGAAAGTTGTTTGTGTATATTAGAAACTCCTCTACCAACTTTTGCTTTTGGTGAAGATTCTTCTCTTTTTAATTCTAACCAACGATTTTCATCCAAAATCATTCCACTAATATCTGCTATTTTTCCACCATCTATATCTTTAGCAGCGGTTGGTTTCATTGGTAATGCTTCATCCTTACTAGCAGGAATATCTCCCAATGCCCAATCCTTTTCACCTTCTTCCAAATTATCAACAACAGTACCACCAGTTACTTTAGCTAGTCTATTATTCTTTTTTGCAGTTTGACCAGGTTTTGCAAATGCAGCTGGTGTATTATATCCTGCAACATTTCCTGTTACAGACATTTCATCCAAACTTTTTTGAATGTTTCTTTCTCTAACGTATTTACGGATTGCTTCTTTTATTCTTGCTTCCATTATTTTACTTTAGATTTAAGTTCCTTAATTAGCTCATAAGAAAGCATAATTGATGAAACTTGAGAATCAGATACAGTTTTTCCAATTTTCATTTTTTCTAAAACGGAAATAGTTTCTGATAATTTAATTTGAGTAACTTTATCTTTTAGTTTTGATTTAATAGAACTTAATTCTGAAATTATATTTGGTAATTCTTGTCCAACATAATCTTTGAATTTTGTAGTATTAGTGATGTTGTTTATATATTCTTTCAACAAATTCTTTTGAGAATCATCTAAATTAGTATATTTTTTGTTGAAAGTTTCTACTAGAATCTTATAGGTAAGTAATCTAAGGTCTTTGTCTTGTTGTTTATAGGTTTCAATTAACTTTTTATCTTCCGTTGGTTTAGTTAATTGAGCAGGCTTTGAAGTAATGTTTTCGATTAGGGTAATCTTAGAATTAAAAATATCTTTAATATCATATCCTTCAGCTCTCTTAGATTCAAATACTTTATATATAGATGCTAGAACTTTATAATTAGAAATAGGTGATGATAGGAATTGTTCAATTTCAAATTTTTCTGAAATTTCTTTAATAAGGTTAAATTTTTCCTTAGAAAGTGCTGATTGATTTAATTTAGCATGTGCATCACATACCGTTTCTACCAATCTATCTGCTTTTGTTTCGGAATTATACTTTTCCTTCAATAATATATCATAAAGACGTAATTCTTTGTTTAATTCTGTGTTTGGCGCAAAGAATTCTTTTACGATGTTTTTAGCGTTTTCAGTTTTATCTCCATTAAGAACTTCCAATGTTATTTGTCTTACTAATAATTCAAATAACACTCCAGTGTTCTTAAACTTGGAATGTTTAATTTTTTTCATTTACTTACCCTATATTTGTTCTACCCTATAAACTAACACATATAAATATAAACAAATTTTTCTTTATTAAATTTTAGTATCATCTAATAAGTTTTTTTCATCAAGCATACCCGATTTTTCACTTAAAATCGTCTTTTTTGATGAAATTCCGTTTATATATTCACGTGCAAGCTTTTTAGCGTTAGTATTTATTTGTCTATCATCTCTCTTTCTCTCCTTATGATTCTCCTTATCTCCTAATGGGTCTCTACCATATGGATGCTTATCTTTACCATAAGTGTTTCCTTCTCTTGGTCTTCCAACACCCCTATTTAATTCAATTTCAGTTTTTAATTTACTGATTTCTTCTTCCACATTTTGTTGTTGTGGTGGGTTTGCCGGGTCCTGTCCTTGCTGCTCTATTGATGTATGTCTAAATCTATCTTTAAGGTCTAAGATTACTTTTGCTCTCTCAATATCAATCTCATCTTGCGATAATCCAAAGATATTATGATAAGCCCAGTCTGATGATAACATATTTAATGCTTTTGCATCCGATGCCAATCTTACTTTTTCAGACCATAAATTAACCTTTTCTTGCTCATATATCGTAGAAGCGTTAGTAAGAGTTAATTCAAAATTTGTCATTTCCGAATCCTCAATACCTTGTGCTGCTAAGTGAACTACTGCAATTTTTGCTAATTCACTAACAACTGTACGTTGAATTCTTTCAATAGTTCTTGCAAAACGAACATCTTCTGCTGCAAGAGTTGCTTTACCATTTACGTTCTCATCATAAGATAAGTAAGCTTTTGGTACTCTTAATGCTGCAAATAATTTATTTTTTAAATAATCAATATCCTCAATTGCTGCATAATCTAATCCGGCTAAATTATCAATAGAAGTTCCACTATCACTACCACGAACAGGTAAGAAGAAATCTTCAGTAAGATTTTGAATATTATATTTTAAGTTGTAATCACCTGTATTTTTATCAACAAATGGAGTTTTCTTCATTTTGTTGATAATCTTTTGCATATAGTTATCCACTTCTTGTGGTGGAATGTTACCTATATCAATTTTGAATACTCTCTTTTCAGGTGCTCTCATAATACGATGGATTAACATCGCATCTTCCATAAGGGATAATTGTTTCCAAATTCTTCTTGCACCTTCAATCATTGCTTTACCATAAGGAAGGAAATTTGTATCTGATAACATTCTGAAGTGAGCCATTTCATATTGCTCATATTCTTTTTTACCAAATCTATCCAATTCAACTTTATATTTTACATAATCAGGATTGTTAGGGTCAGTACCTTCTAATCTTTCTACGTTATATGTTGAGTGTGGCATTACATTAATAATACCTTTACCAGGCATAATTTCTAATGCTAAGAAAGCATCACCATATTTTACTAAGTTTCTAATCCAAGGCCATAAATTAAATTCTATGTTCATTATATCATAGAATAAATTATGCAATAGTTCTCTTACATTTTCGTTTGTTGATTTAATTTGAAGTACATCACCATATTCATTCTTAGTTGTACTTTCATCAGCGTATATATCTAATGCAG